CCAGGAAGGAGCTACCGATGAGTCGGCTGCCAGTGTTCGAAGACACCGTCTGGGATTACACCCGTCACCGTGGCAAGCTGCAGTACTTCACCACCATCACTTGGTCCGGTCGTGATTACCGCATTGTGTTGACGCTGGGCGTTAAGAGATTCCATGTTGATTTGTATTCGGGTACTGCGCGTCAGATGACGGCGACTTACATGTTCGATATCCGCGTCGCCGCCCTCCAACGCTTCGCGTTTGATAGTGTGGTATACTATCTTTCGCAAGCAACGCCCCTTGTGGACGCAATCCAGGAACCGCTGCCATATTGGCAGCACTGAATAGAAAGGCAACTCCATTGAGTGTTGAGACCACCGTTACCGGCAACCTGACCCGTGACCCCGAGACCGCTAAGACCAAGTCGGGTGAATTGATTGTTCGCCTTGGTATCGCTGCTACCCGTCGTCAGTTCTACAAGAAGACGGGTGAGTGGACTGACGATGGTGCCCCGCTTTATCTGTCCGCCTCATTCTTCGGTGACTCCTATGAGTACATCACCGATCTGGTTGGCAAGGGCGATCAGGTGACTCTCACCGGAACTCTCGTTCTCCGTGACTGGGAATCCGAGAAGGGTTCCGGTCAGTCTCTTGAGATTCGTTTCCCGAAGTTCCTCGGCTACATGAAGAAGGGGGACCGTACGCCCCAGAGCAACCGCCGCTTCCGTCGTTGACCACTCCCCCACCGCCCGGGGTCGGAGCACCATCCGGCCCCGGGCCTTATTTAGAGAGGGTATGAAATGGCTAAGCTCGAGAAGCCCACGGACCTTGCAGGGTGGCGCGACTATGCTCGCCGCCTGGAGGCCCGTGCTTCTCGCAAGATCACTCAGATCGAGCGTGGCGTGTACGCCCCTCCCGCCCTGAAGCCCATCCACGCTCATATAAACCCCGAGACGGCCACTAGGATCGCTCATACGGGCCTGGATCCCCGTAAGGGTACCCCGGCACTGGCCCGCATGACTAAGGCCCAGGTTGAGGCTCACGCGCATCGCCTGGAGGAGTTCATGGCCCCTAACGTCTCCTACTTCACCTCCGCGTCGGGTAAGCCGATCTCCGCCAAGGCGATGCTGAAGTATCAGTATTCCATCAATAGGAGTAATGCTAAGGTTCAGGACTACGTCTCCTCCGTTCAGGGGACGGTTATTCCGTGGCGTGGTGACGAGCAGTTCGGTAAGATTTTCGACCCTGAGAAGCCCCATGAGAGGTACGGTCCCACTTCTTATGATATGAAGGCGCACAAACCCCTCTCCCCCAAGGCTTTCCAGTCGGAGGAGTCGGTGATGAGGGCTACCGCTAAGAACATGGAGAAGCTCACTACCCGTTATGATGAGCGTAACATGAAGGGGATCAGGGACAATATTCGTAAGCTTATCGACGGGTCGGGCGACCCTGATATGTACGTCGTCCTCGATCTCCCGGATGATGTTCTGAAGCTCATGTGGACTGTCGATTCAACTTTCGCGAACGCTCTGCGTTTTCGCTATAAAGCCAACCAGGATTTCGAGGAGGCGGGGGATTCCAAGCACGAATTCGACATTCAATCCGCTGACCACGAGGACAAACTTTCAGGAAAGGACTTGTACAATTATGGGACGCAGATCGAGATCAGCCCGGAAGAGCCGTCCGAAGCCAACCGTAGTAGCCGACTTCGAGACCGCGCAAGAAGAGCCTTCAGACGGAAGTCTTCCCGATAGGACGTGGGTTTGGCTGTGGGCGACAGCCGGAGTTTTCGATTCGGGGGTCGATCTTGTGGGTAATTCCATCGATTCGTTCATGGAGTACGCCCTGGAGTCGGCGAAGCTCATCTACTTCCATAACCTGAGGTTCGACGGTAATTTCATCATCTACTGGCTTCTGACTCATGGCTATCGCCACTACGAGGGTGAGACCCATTCCCCCGATAGGGGGTCGTTCTCGACTGTGATCTCCTCGGAGGGTCAGTTCTACAAGATCACTGTTGTCACACTCGATGGGGTTATCACTGATTTTCAGGATTCCTTGAAGAAGATTCCTCTTTCCGTTGCAGCCATGGCCAAAGCATATGGCCTTGAGATGGAGAAGGGGACGATGGATTACAAGAAGGTTCGTTATCCCGGTCATGTTCCTACGCCGGAGGAGGAGCGGTACGTTCGTAAGGACGTGCGCATTGTGGCGGAGGTTCTCCGTCATCAGTACGAGGAGGGCTTGGATTCGATGACGGCTTCCGCCGATGCTTTGAAGTTGTTCAAGGCTTCCATCGGCGGTGAGGACGAGTTCCGGAAGATCTTCCCGGAGCTCGCGTCGGATGAGGATGCTGCGGCCCGAGCCGCATATCGTGGCGGGTTCACGTACGCCGATACTCGCACTGCCGGGAAGATCGTGGGCGAGGGTATCGTCCTGGACGTCAATTCCCTCTACCCCTCCGTCATGCATGACCGTCCTCTCCCCTGCGGGTTCCCCCATAAGGCCGATTGGATTCCCGAGGGTGACGATGTTCTGTATATCGCCACGTTCAATTTCACAGCGAAGTTGAAGCCGCATGGTATCCCCTGCATTCAATTGCGCAGGTCCTATTGGGCCTGCCCGAATGAGTATCAGAAGGTGATCCCCGAGGTCACTGAGATGCGTTTGACGTCCGTGGATTGGAAGCTTATCAATGACATGTACGACGTCGATCTCATTTCCATTCATGATGTGACGGTGTTCGACAGGAGCGAGCACGTGTTCGACAACTACATTGATGGGTGGATGATGGTGAAGGAGAACAGCACTGGGGGCAAACGGCAGATTGCGAAGCTGATGCTGAACTCCTTGTACGGCAAGTTCGCCTCTCGAGTGGTGCATGACAAGAAGGTCCCGTATTTGGAGGATGACAGGGTCAAGTACGAGTTCGTCGGCGATGAGAAGGGTTCCAAGCCCGTTTACACCCCTCTGGGGGTGTTCATCACGGCGTGGGCGCGTGACAAGACGATCAGGGCGGCCTCGGCCAACTGGGACCGTTTCCTGTACGCCGACACGGACTCTCTTCACCTTTCCGGCACCACTCCCCCGGATAACCTCGAGATTCACAACACCCATCTCGGCGCGTGGAAGATCGAGGGCACGTTCGATCGCGGGATCTTCGTGAGGGCCAAGCAGTACTGCGAGGAGAGTGAAGGTCTTCCCGACACTCACATCGCGGGCCTCCCTCGTTCGTGGGCGCACAGGATCACCCCGGATGATCTTCTGTCCGAGCAGCGCTGGTATGGTAAACTGGTTCCTAAGGTGATCTCCGGCGGTACTTATCTGACGGAGACGCACTTCACGTTCGCACCTGTGAAAGGAGAATAATGTCCGAGAGGATGGACACGGTTTCGTTGGCCCTTCCCAAGTGGGTGAACGAGTTCTACGAGGAGGCTCATTGGGAGGCCCGCATGAAGAAGAGCGCCCTGATGAGGGAGGTGCTGCTCGGGTATGCGAAGGCGAAGATCGCGGAGCGCGCCGAGACGTCCCACCCCTCCCCCGGGCCGTTCGAGGACTCAGACACCGAGTAGAGCCGATCGGTGACGTCGCGGGCGTCTACCGCCGGATGAGACCGGGCCCGCGTCAGTGAGTTGGTCGCTCCGCCGAGGCTTCTCGGCAGTCTGTGATAGTATGGGCTATGAGTGGAATTACCACTCATAGCCCATACGTTTGCATGGAGGTATCATGGATTTTGAAGGTCTCCTTCAGTCTCTGATCAATCCTGGCGAGGAGGGGCCGTCGGAGACGATTTATGATGATCTCCGTGCCGCCTACAACACTGTCAAGGACAAGGCCGACAGTGCCGGCGCCAAGATTTCGGAGCTGACTGACTCCAACTCCGCTCTTTCCAAGACTGTCGACGGTCTGAAGAGCAAGAACTACGACTTGCTCGAGGCCATCGGCGCGGGCGGGGACAACGCCGGTGACGCCGAGTCGCACGGCGACGACACGAGCGATGCTGACGACGGGGACGACGGCAGCATCGCCTCCTTCTTCTCCAAGCCTAAGGAGGCCTGACCATGACGCTCCCCAGCGGTCGCATTCGCGACTTCGATAACATCGAGATTCTGAACCGGATCCGCAACGACGCCACTTCCGACTATCAGCGCCGCATCCCGGCCGCTACGAAGGGTTCTGTCGCCGACGTCGTTCAGCAGCTGACGTCGTACACACCTCATTTCAACGAGTTCACCGACGCGCTGATCAACCGTGTCGGCACGTACATCACCCGGGATATCACGTGGAACAACCCTCTGCGTGAGTTCAAGCGCGGCATGCTGAACTTCGGTGACACGATCGAGGAGGTGCAGACGGGTCTGGTCTCCTCCTACACGTACAACTCCGAGCGCGACTACATGGAGAAGGATATCTTCGGCGCCCACAAGCCGAATGTCGCCTCCCAGTTCCACACGGTGAACCGGCAGGAGTACTACAAGATCACGGTGAACCGGGATCAGCTTCGTCGTGCGTTCCTTGACGAGTCGGGTTTGCAGAACTACCTGTCGCAGATTCTGGCGTCTCCGACGACGTCGGACCAGTGGGATGAGTTCCTCCTGACCTGCTCCCTGTTCGCCGAGTATGAGAAGAACGGCGGCTTCTACCACGTGAAGGTTCCCGACCTGCGGAGCCTGACCGCGACGGAGTCGGATGCTAAGCAGTTGATCAAGCGGGTCCGTGCGATGACGGATAACCTGACATTCCTGTCTCGTCAGTACAACGCCGCGCGCATGGAGACGTTCGCGAAGCGCGAGGATCTGATTCTGATCGTCACACCTGAGGTGAAGGCGAATATCGACGTCGAGGCTCTGGCTGCGGCGTTCAACCTCTCCCCCGTCGACATGTACGCCCGGGTGATCCCGGTTCCGGCCGAGCAGATGGGGATTGACAAGGCGCAGGCGATTCTGACGACGAAGGATTTCTTCGTCATCGCCGATAACCTTCTGGAGAACACCAGCCAGCCGAACCCGGTCAGCCTGGGTACGAACTACTTCCTCCACCACTGGGAGGTCATCAGCACGTCGCTGTTCGTCCCCGCGGTCATGTTCTGGACCGGCGACGACGATCAGAACATCCGTGTCCGTCCGGGCGCCAACTTGGCTCTGGGCGGTTACACGGCTACTCAGGGGGGCAAGCCTGTGGGTGCTGCTAACAAGGCCATCCCGGGCGGTAACGTCGAGGTGTCGTTCGCCGTTACCGGTGACAACACCGACGGCCTCGAGTTGGGTATCGATTACGTCGTGTCGGGTGCGAACTCTCAGCGGACGAAGATCGACAACGAGGGCATCCTGCACCTGGGTCAGGATGAGGATGCTGACAGTGTCACCGTCACCGCCACGCTGGTCTACCGTGACAGTGCTGACGTGAAGAAGACGATCGCTTCCAAGACGGCGTCGATCGCTGTCGACAAGGCCAAGGCTGTGAAGGTCTGGCCGAAGAAGTGAGACGGCTTCCCGCGTGTGGTACACTGGTGCCGTGGGCAGGGTAGCCCGTCGGTGAGGTCCTTCCTCCTTTCTGCCTCACCGGCGTTATGGGGACTCCCCGGGTCGAGCGTCAGCTCCCCGGGGAGTCCCCATCTCCTATGTGCTATACTCTATATATGCCTACAGCTTATGACCCGCCGGAGGATATCGGCTCGTTCGGGATGGGCTTCGACTACTCCGTCTGGTCCCCCAATACTGAGGTGTACCTGACTAACGTCGTGTGGGATCAGGAGTACCGCGACGTCGTCTGGTACGACAACTACGACGAGGCGTTCAACGCGATCGTCAACGAGTACTCCTCGCGCATTGAGGTGAAGTCCCTGACCTACTGCGCGCAGGGCGCCCCGATCAGGATTCCGATCCCGTTCTCCAAGGCGAACCAGTACAACTACCTGGTGGCTCGTAACAACCGTGACGCTTATAATTCGCGTAATACATTCTTCTACTTCATAACGTCAGTCGACTACATCGCGCCGGCCACCACTCAGATCACCGTGCAATTGGACGTGTGGCAGACGTACATGCACCAGTTCAATGTGCGCCGCTCCTACTGCGAGCGCTCCCACATGGCTATCGCCGCCGAGAACGGATGGGACTACTACGGTCAGAAGTACATGACGGTGCCCGAGGGTCTGGACCTGGGTTCGGAGTATCAGATCGTCGACGTGAACCGGAAGGTCATCGCCTCGACTCCCAGCGCGGGGAAGATCGATACGGCCAATTTCGACATAATCATCGCTTCGACGGTTGACCTCACCCAGCCCTACGGGGATGAGAAGAACCCGACGTTCACCGCATCTAAGGGTAGTTTCGCCGAGGGCGTGCCGAACGGGACGTCGATCTACGCGATGAAGGCGGATTGGTTCCGCGTGTTCACGAACGCCATGTCCCTGGTGCCGTGGGTGTCGCAGGGCATCGTGTCGATCACGGCGATTCCGAAGGGTGTCATAAACTTCGATGAGATCAAGGACTTGAAGGTGAAGCTGCCCGGCACGTCGGGCGTGGACCCGAAGGGCGGTGACACGCGCATCTCCCGCCAGGGGGCCGAGGTGTACGACCTGGAGAAGGGTATCGGCGAGAAGGGGCTCGTCAACAACAAGTCGATCACTCTCACTGACAAGCTGCGCAAGGACGATATTCTTCCAGCCCGCTACCGCCATTTGTGGAAGTTCTGGACGAGCCCGTATCTGCTGGTGGAGTTGACTACGTTCTCCGGTACTCCCCTGCTGCTGAAGCCGGAGATGATCCAGTCGGCGGGCCTGGCGGTGACCCAGTGGTCGCACGTGGTGCCGCCGAACCCGCGCATCATGTTCACGGTGAATTCGCTCGGTCAGCGCACCCGCGGGCACATGGACCAGTACGACGGATGGTCCGAGCATTTCGACGTGATGACGGGGTTCACGAACCTACCGACGTTCAGCCTGACGAACAACTCCTATCTGATGTTCCAGGCTCAGAACGCGCATTCGATCGCCTACCAGCACCAGAGCGCCGAGTGGTCGCAGCAGCGGGCCCTGCACGGCGCCCAGACCCAGTTCAATCAGGCCAACGCGGCTATCGCTCAGGCGGGGCAGCAGACGGCTCTGAACAACTCCTGGAACCAGGATATCGCCGGCTACAACGCCCGCATGGGTCTGCAGAAGACGGGCATCGGCGTCGGCGGTCAGGTGATCGGGTCGACCCTCATGGGGCTGGCCAACGGCGGCCCCCTGGGCGCCCTGGCCGGCCTGGGAGGGTCCGCCCTGTCGGGCGCTTCCACGATGGCTCAGGCGGGTATGACGTACTCCCAGCAGGTGAACACGGCGCGCATGTCCGCCGAGCAGGCGTCCGCGCTGACGAACCTGAACCAGGGGTACATGCGCTACAACGCGGACACGAACCTGGCCTACGCCAAGTATGCGGCGAACGGCGACTACGCGAACGCCATCGCCGGCATCAACGCCCGCGTCCAGGACGCCCAGACGATCGCCCCGACGACGTCGGGCCAGGTCGGCGGCGATGCTTTCATGCTGGCCGCGGAGTCGTGGAGCATTGTCGAGCGCCTCAAGTTCATCCCCGAGGACGCGGTGCGCCGCATCGGGGAGTTCTGGCTCCGGTACGGGTACGCGATGAATTCGCCTGTGGTACCCCCCGGCGACTTCAGGTGCATGGAGCATTTCACGTATTGGAAGATGGCGGAGATGAACATCTCCCGGTCCACGATGCCCGAGACGTTCCGTCAGACGATCAGGGGTATTTTCGAGAAGGGTGTCACCGTGTGGCACAAGGACCAGACGATGATCGGTCGCATCGACTGGGCCGACAACAAGCCGCTCAAGGGGATCATATGGTGAAGCGAAACGGTGAGAGGGATTGGGTTCGCAAGGAGATTTACGAACCTTTCGTCAATGGCGGTCATTTCAAGAATAACCCGTCGATCAACCGCGAGGCCCTTCTGGTCCGCATGTACAAGCGGATCATGTCGGAGATGTGCGTGAACCGGTTCTCCTGGTCGGGGCTGCCGGACACCGTGGACCGCCGCTACTTGGAGGCGACCCTCATGTACGACGGGCTGGCCGTGTTCTACTTCGATGAGGAGTTCGACAGGTTCATGGCGCTTCGGGCCACGGGGCTCGGCCAGGTGAACATGTACGATAACCCGACGAATTTCACGGTCTACGGGAATCAGGTTTTTTCCAAGACCCTGGACGCCAGGCATTGCGTCCCGATCTGGTCGAACTATCTGCGGGAGCCTGATTGGGACATCATCGACATCTACTCGCAGAGGCTCGCAGCGTTCGATCGCACCCTCGAGGTGAACATGCTGTCCGCCCGGCACCCGTTCGTGTTCTCGGTGGATAACAACGAGTACCAGTCGTTCGTGAACGCGTTCCGCAAGGTCGCCGAGGGGCAGCCGGTCATCTTCGGTACGGAGGCTCTCTCCCCTGCGGCGCTGGCGGAGAAGGTGACCATGTTCGACGTCGGGTTCAAGCCCCACCAGATTCAGGATGTAATGGAGGCCAAGGTGAAGACGTGGAACGAGGCGCTCACTCTCCTGGGCATTATGAATGTGAACTCCGAGAAACGTGAGCGCATGGTTGCCGAGGAGGCCAGCGGGTCCTCCGGCCAGGTTCTGGCGATGCGCGCCGTCGCCATGAACGCTCGCAAGTACGCCTGCGAGCATATCAACAGGATGTACGACCTTCAGGTGGATGTGAGGTGGAATCTCGATGAGTCTCAGCCCGCGGATGCTCAGAACGCTATGCTTGCCGCGGCCGCTCTCGGGGGTATTGGGGATGCTCTCGACAAGGGGAACCCGGACTTGGGGACGACCGACCAGCAGGAGTTGAACCCGAACAATGGCTGATTACACGCTTGAGCTGCGCAAGGTGGTGGAAATCGTCGGCCCGTTGAACGTGGGGCTGAACGAGTATCCGATCTTCGATGAGTCCTACAGGGATTCTTTGAACCAGAAGATTCTGGACCACTACTGGTACAACGAGATTGCGCATGAGTCGATCGACATGTTCATCCACCAGTTGAAGGTGAAGATGAACGAGATCATGCCGTTCTACAACCAGCTGTACGAGTCGGAGCTGGTCGACTTCGACCCGATGGTGACCCACGATGTGCATTCGACGGCGGATTCCACCCAGGACACCACCCAGGACACGCATACGAAGCAGAACGCGGAGCAGACGCTGTCCAGCGACTCCCGGGTGTCCTCGTCGGAGGAGTCGAAGGCTCGCACCGTGCAGTCTCAGATGCCGCAGACGCGCCTGAGCGGTCATGATGACTATGCGACGGCCGCCAACGACACGTCGTCGAAGGGGTCCGGCCAGAACCATTCCAATTCGGCGACGCAGGATCAGCAGAAGCGGTCCTCCGACACCGCGACTACGATGGGGACTAAGACGGGGAATGCCACTCGATCGTGGGGGTATAATACTCCTAAGGTCGACCTCCTCCAGAAATGGCGCGAAACCTTCCTCAATATTGACATGTCCGTTATCTCGGAGTTGGGAGGCCTATTCATGCAAATCCGATCTTCAGGAGACGAGTACGTGAACGGATGGGGCTATGGACTATATTGATAACAAGTACCAGCTGACCCCCGGCGACTACAGGGTCACGAACGTCACGCCGTTCACCTACCGTGACGGGTACACATACCTCCAGCTCATGGAGGAGATGCGCTCGTGGGTGAGTGAGGGGCTGGTCAACCAGTTCTCCGCGAAGATGCAGGGTCTGGCCTCCGACTACAACGCGGCCGTCTCCAGGCTCCTGGTGGACGTGCGCAAGGAGATGGAGGGCTACCACGCCCTCCCCTCCCAGGTTCGCGAGATGTTGTCGGCCGCCATCGCCAAGTACGACGACGAGTTCAACACGTTCGAGAACGACCTGAAGGCGCTCGTCAAGAAGCACTTCGAGTCCGACGTCGTGAACGTGTTCAACTGGCTCGAAGGCGAGGGCTCCACCCTTCAGGAGCTCATCAACGACATGCACAACCGGTACACGGTTGGCGGTCTTCTGGCTGAGGACTTCAGCCAGATGGGGCTCACGGCCCAGGAGCTGGAGGACATGCCGCTGACCATCTCCGAACTGGAGACGATCGGCAAGTTCGTCCTCCCCCACCTGTCCCCTCACTACGGGTTCTCCCCGGTGACGGGCCAGTACAAGCGCGTCATCGACATCGTCTACGACGTGTACGAGGCTCAGTTCAAGGGCGGTGACCAGATCACCTCCAAGGATCTGAACTACATTGATAACCTGAACATCCCGGACCTCCAGCGCATGGTGGTCTCCTGATAGAGAGGCAGGCTCAAATTGCCCGCAACGAACAAGACCGAGAACTTCAACCTGCCGCTCTACGTGGCTTCCGACCACTTCAGTGTGCTGGGTGATTTCAACTCCGCCATGAAGGAGATCGACAAGGGTCTGGGCGGTGCGACTGTCACCGCCAAGGCGGCGTCCCGTGACGCGACCAGCGCTCTGACTACGGCGAACGCGGCCTCCGACGACGCCCACTCCGCCCGTGAGGCGTCCCAGTCGACCCTGTCGGTGTCCTCTCAGGCCAAGGCCGACGCGACCCGTGCGTTCGACATGGCGACTAAGGCGACCACCGCCTCGGAGACGGCGAACACGTCGGCCATCGAGGCGAACAAGGTCGCCTCGTCGGCGGCTGCCAGGGCCAAGGAGGCTCGCGACCGGGCCGACGCCGCCCTGGATACCGCCAACGCCGCGAATACGGCGTCCATCGACGCCAAGACGACGGCGAACGCGATCTCCGGCCAGGCGGTTCAGGCGACCCAGGCCGCTAACAGGGTCGGCGCCCTGCACAAGCGGTTCAAGGAGGTCACCGCCGGGTCCGGCGACCGTACGCTGTCGACTCCGGAGGAGCGGCCCGTCACGGTCATGGAGTTCGACCTGGACTTCGATGCCGACGACGTGTGGATCATCGTGGCGATCATGCGCCACACGGTTCACAACGTTCAGGACACCCACTTCGACATTCGTGTCACCGGTCCTAAGGGTCAGCGTCGTTGGAGCTCCTTCGTCGCCGGCTACGGGCCGTGGCCCGAGGCGATGGTCTACTCCCAGGGCACCGGTATCTTCGAGGCGTTCGAGGGTCCGGGCCGGTACCACATCGAGACCGTGTTCCTGACTGACAAGAATCACTCGACCCGGTTCGACCTGTCGAACTGCATGATGCGGGCCCACTGATCCGAGCAGCATCACTGGCGGGGCGTCGGGTGATCCTCGGCGCCCCGCACCTTATAGGAGGAACTTATGGCATGGGATGACAAGCATAAGGCGTGCATCATCGCAACCCTGGCGACCGTGGAGGCGGGGTTCAACTACGGGATCATCACCGCACCCGACACACTCTCGCTCGGTATCGGGCAGTGGACCCAGGGGCGCGCCTACGACCTGCTGCAGCAGTTCCCCGACAAGAACGTGTTCGGGCCCACGATCCGCTCGTGGCTGGCCGCCGGCAAGGGCACGTGGACGATGGCCCGCAAGTACCAATCCCTGGGTGGTACCGATAGGCAGAAGCTATCCGCGGCGCTGGCTTCTGAAGAGGGGAGGAGGATACAGAACAACCAGATGCGCAAGGACCTGGAGGGCGAGTACATCCCCAGGCTCAAAGCCATCGGACTGGACTCGGAGAAGTACACCGAAGCCGGTATGCTCCTCATCGTCGTCATGCACCGCTGGGGCGACTACGCGCGCATCCTCAACAGACTCGTAGCCAGCGCCGGCCCCGCGCCGACTCTCGACTCCATGGCGAACGCCATCAAAGCCTCAGGCGAGTGGTACGCCGTCGGACAGCGGTACGTCATCGCCTACAGGATGATCAAGAACCTCGACACGAAAGGCATCACCCTCTCCCCCGGCGACTCCGGCGGTGACAACTCCAAGGACGGCGAGGACAAGGCCAAGGAGGAGAAGAGGATCAAACACGCCCGGACGGACGGCTCCGGTGTACTGCGCATCTACATGTCGGACGGTTCCAACGCCGCCGCCTACCCGACAGTGGGAGGCTTCTGGAAGGCCAACGGCGCCGACCAGAAATCGGACGACGGCGACGACAAGAAGGGCGGTGACGGCGGCGGGGGCGGCGGAGGCGACTCCGGCAAGATCGGGGAGATGACCAGGCTGGCCAGAGCCTCCATCGGCAAGTACGTCTACCACCAGTGGTACGAACCCAGACTGCACCCCGACAGGTCCGGCGTCACCGACTGCTCAGGGTTCGTATGGTGGCTGTACAATAAGGTGATGGGCATGGACATCGGCAAGGGCGGCACCACCGTGCTCATGTCCGAGGGCGGCAGGGTCATCGCTGAGGGCGGCGGCCGTTTCAACGCCACCAGCCGGATCAAGGAGGGCGACCTCATCGTCTGCCGGTGGTACTCCGGAGGCGGGCACGTCGAATACTGCTGCGAGACGGGGAAGGACACCATCATCGGACAGCGGGGCCCCGACGGCGTTCGCGGGCCCGCGTACGGGCACGCCACGTCCCTGTTCGGCGGCTGCCGTTGGAAGCTGAAGCGCTATGTCTAAGAAGTTCGACTACTACTCCTTCGACAGGGTCCTCTCCCGCAACGCCGTGTTCAACATGGTCATGGGCGCCCGCGGCGTCGGCAAGTCCTACGGCGCCAAGAAGTACGTGCTCAAGCGGGCCGTGGAGCGCGGTGAGGAGTTCATCTACCTGCGCCGCTACAAGACCGAGCTGAAGACACGGGGCGGCTTCGTCGCCGACGTGGCCCACGAGTTCCCCGAGCAGGAGTTCGAGGTCCGTAGTGGGATACTCTGCTGGCGCAACAAGGGGGAGGGCAAGGACGCGTGGCGCAGGGCCGGGTACTTCCTGGCGCTCAGTACTTCAGCGCAGCACAAGAGCACTCCGTACCCGAAGGTGACCACCATCATCTTCGACGAGTTCATCATCGAGACCGGCGCCATCCACTACCTGAAGGACGAGGTGAAGACCCTCCTCGACTTCTACTCCACGGTGGATCGGTATCAGGACCGGACACGGGTTCTCATGCTCAGCAATGCTATTTCGATCATGAACCCGTACTTCATCAAGTGGCACATCACCCCAACACCCGGCAGGGAGTTCATCACCTACGGGGACGGGTTCGTGGCGGCCCAGTTCGTGGACTCGCAGAGATTCGCCTCACAGGTGGCCACCACGCGCTTCGGCAAGTTCGTGACGGATTTCGACGAGGAGTACGCCGACTACTCGATCGATAACACGTTCGCCGATAACACCGACCAGTTCGTGCGGCGCAAGTCGGGGACCGCCAAGTACATGTTCACCGTCAAAACAGACCTGGGCGCCTTCTCACTGTGGGCGGACTGGGCGACCCTGTTCTGCCAGCAGAAACGCCCCCGGGTCGAGAAGGTGTATAATACCAATAAGATGACTCTCCGGGAGGGCGAAGTACTTATGAGTTACAGCGACAAGATCGCCGAGATGCTCCGGGGCTCCTACCGGAAGGGGCGAGTCTTCTTCGACTCGCCGCAGTCGCGCAACGCTTTCGCTGAGATCTTCGTGAGGTGATTAATGGAACACGGAATGGGGTTCTTCATAGACCTCCAGAGTCTCATCACAGCACTCACGTCGTTCGTCACCATCGGAGGGTTCGCGGCATGGGTCAATTCGAGAATGAAAAGACTCAATAATCTTCTTGACGACTGGAACGGGGTTCCCGCCAGACCGGGGGTGCCCAGACGACCAGGGGTCATGGAGCGACTCGAGAAGATCGAGTCGAAGATCGACAAACAACGTGAGGAGAACTGCTATGACCGCTCTCAAAGGATTGGTTGACCCCAAGGTTCGCCAGTACCTGTACCGCGTCGCCATCGCCGGCTGCGGCGTTCTCGCCGTCAAGGGCGTCCTGACCAAGGACGTCATCGACGTCATCACACCGTTCCTGGCGGCCCTGTTCGCCGTCGCGGACGCCAACGTGGAGACCTCCCAGGAGGGCTGAGATGAGCCTTCAGTCGGACGCCTCTCAGATCGCGTGGGACATCACCCGGAACCCGTGCGTGGGCTACTCGCAGCCCGAGCGCCTGACGATTTGGAACCTCCCATCCCCCACCTCTCAGGCGGTCAACGTCAACGTCGACTGCTCCGAGCTGGTGGTGTACTGCTTCAACAATGCCGGCCTGCCCGACCCGCTGCCCAAGTCCATGTGGACCGGCAACGAGGTCGCGTGCATGACCGAACGCGGTTTCACCGCCGAGGAGTGGTACCCGGGCATGCCCGTCGAGGACGGGGACGTTCTGCGATCCGACGGGCACACGGCCATCGTGTGCAACGGCTGGATCTGCGAGGCGTGGATCAGCGAGTTCGGCGACATCGACGGATACGCCGGAGACCAGACGGGCGGTGAGGTGCGGTGCGCGTGCTCCTACCTCAACCATCCACTCACAATCGGTGCTCAGTGGACGCACCGGATCAGATACGACGGTTCCTACTACGCAGAGGATGATCTCGATATGTCGGAGAACACCGATCTCCTGAGGGAGATCCGCGACAGGCTCGTTGAGGTCTCGGACCAGACCGGAGCCGGCATCGCCGGCCGCCGCTGGGACGGTCCCATCGTCAGCCAGCTCAAGGACGCCAACGCCACCCTGAGCTCCCTCGTTGACACGTTCAGCCCGGGTAAGGAGGGGGTCCGCAACCCCGGCTCCGCCTTCTACCTGCTGTTCCAGATCAGTGACGGTATTCAGAAGGTCGCCAAGAAGCTCGCCGGAGGTGAGGGCTAACCATGAGCGCGATCCTGACCGGCCGCCTCACCGACGCGGCCGGTCGGGACGCCGCCGGCACTCTGACGGTGGCGCCCGACCCGCGAGTGGTGACGACCGCAGCCGGCGTCATCGTCAAACCCTTCACGGTGGACGTGGAGGGGCAATTCAGCGTTCCCGTCGAGATCGCGGGCCCGTACACGAACCCGCCGGAGCCGTGGACGCATCACATTCTGCTCAAGCGGGGGAGGGTGAAGGTGCTCGACCTTCACGCCCCGCTGCACGACGGCAGCAACCTGCTCTCGCAGCTCGTCGCCCACGAGCCCGTGTCCCCTCTGCACACGACGCAGATCGAGATCGACGTCGCCAAAGCCCGCGACCAGATGATGAAGATCAGGGACGACATTGCCAAGGGCATGATCCGCGGGCCCGTCGGCCCGCAGGGACCCAGGGGCCCCGTCGGCGACCCCGGCCCCGAGGGTCCGAAGGGGGAGCGCGGCAACCGCGGGCCCTCCGGGCCGCGTGGTGATGTTGGGCTCCGGGGTCCCGAAGGCAATCCGGGCCCTCCCGGTAAGGATGGGCAGCGGGGTCTGCCCGGCCCCAAGGGCGAACCCGGCCCCATCGGACCCAAGGGGGAGAAGGGTGAACGGGGAGTATCGGGAAACACTGGGCCTGCAGGACCCATGGGCCCGCAGGGGCCGACCGGGGCTAAAGGCGAGCCGGGTCAGAAGGGTCCCCGGGGCCCCGTCGGTCCAACCGGTCCCGCAGGACCGACCGGTCCCAAGGGCGATCCCGGCCCTGCCGGCCCCGCCGGGAGCGGAGTCGACCCGTTGGACGACTACTGGAAGATGGGGGCGAACTGGGCGGTCGGGTCGGCTCTGAAAGTCGTCGGCTCCTCCCTCGTGGCGTCCAAGTCCGAGGATAGGAACTACAACGACAACATGGCCAAGGGGCCCCGGTTCACCGGACCCCAGGGCTGCTCGTACCGGATCACCGGGCTGGCTGTGGCCCAGGGCGCCAGTCGGGCCCGGTTCTGCGTCTCCTACTACACGATCGCCGATAACAAATGGAAGGAGAACGTGTACGCCGACACGATCGAGATTCCCGGCGACTCCCAGCCGTTTCCGATCGACGTCCGCGTGTCGGTGCCGTACAGGCCCGGCACGAACCTGCAGTTCATTGTTAATATTCGTACTGTGGAGGGGTGCACCCTCTCCAACTGCGCGGCCTATGCGGACACGCAGTTCGACGCAGTAGCGGCCAACATGAAACGCAGCGCCGACGCCGTCACCAACCTCACCGGGCGCATGGCGACCCTCGAAGGTTCGACACGCACCAACGCCAAAGCCGCCTCGGACGCGAAGGCGGCCGCCGACGCAGTCCAATCCATCGCGCAGGCCGCCCAACGAGACGCCGCAGCACTACAGCCCAGGATCACCGCCCTTGAAGAAGCCGACCGGCGGATTCAAGGCATGATCCAGCGCGATAGGGAAGCGCTCGCCGAAGCACGCGTCATCGGCACCAACGCCAGAAGCGCCGCCGACCAGGCCGCCACCAGAGCAGCCGACGCGGCCAACAATCTTTTGGCGCTCCAAAAGCAAATCGAGAACGTCAAGAAGGACCAGGCCGCGATCCAGACAAAGGCCGATCTCGCTGTATCCACGGTCAAGAAGATCGAAAACATCAAAGCCTACTCCGAAGTCAACATCTGGTCTCCCGCAAGTATTTTCCTCGATCCCGACAGCGGCATGAAGGGGTACGAGGAATACGGGTCCAAGAACCTCGACCACTCCGTCGACCAGGCCTACACGCAGATCATCGACACCCGTGAAGGCGCCGAATGGTGGTGGACGTGGAACATCTGCGGCAAAACAGACCTGTGGCAATTCTCGTGGATGGTATGGCCGGGCGCCGACACATGGATCCAGCCCTACTTCCAACTCCACGACTCCGCCAACATGGTATGGGGCGACAAGATCTGGTTCCCGAGGCAGGAGATCCCCAAAGGCGCCTACAAATTCGCCCTGTGGACCAAGGACGTCCCCGACTACGACGACTCCAAATGGGACGGAGTGTGCGTCGGCGCTCAGATGAAGGGCGGCATCCGCCACTGGACCCGATTCCCCAAGGCTCGCTTCTTCATGAGCTACGAGGCGATCCGCAACGGCGTATGAGGCTGTAGGAGGCCCGTAGACGGCACAGAAAAGCTCCCCCAGTACATCGTACCGGGGGAGCTCTTCTAGGCGCTCTACGGGGCTTACACGAGGCTGTAGGAGTAGATGGAGGCCAACACCTCCTCCACCTCCCGGGAACGACGGAACGTCTCATACCCTCCAGGGGTGTCCACCGTCCACAAGCACTCATCGAACCTCGAAGCGCACACCTGGACGGTAATCACACTGCCACGGTAAACGACGCAATGATTAACAACGTCAATCACCGGAGCCCCGCCAAAACGGGACTGAAGCTTCTGAGCCAACTCCTTCATCATCTTGAACTCACTCATCGTAATCTCCTTCATAAGGGTGCATGTACTGGGGGACTGTATTCGGAAGCATACCGTACTCGGACTCAACCCAACGATACGCCCCATCCTGCGTCGTCGTCCTATCTCCATTGTGGGACTGGATATCCCAATCCTCAGGCCCGTTCACTCGAACCCTGTTCCCATCGAAGAACACGGCACAACTGTCGAAATCAACCTGGAACCCATCCAACTCCTTCAACGGCTGGAACGACTCGATGAAAATATTCAACTCCTCCCAGGGGTCGTAATCCATCAGCAGTCATCCCAATCGAGAACACTCATGATCAATGCTCACCACCTGGTGCGGCCTTGTTAATGAAATCAACGAACGACTGGTCGTACTGCACGCCCGTCTGCTTCTGCACATTCTCGAGCTGAGACACCATGTGATTGTACCGCTCGACCTCCATACGAGCCTCGTAGCGCATACCGCACCAGAACGCTGCAAGCATGCAAAGAATGATGAGCAGAAACTCGATGAACTTATCCATGATCAAATCTCCTTTCCAGTGAACATGGACACTATGTCATTGAATGAGGCGATGGTCCCCGATTGCCCACCAACCTCGATACGGAACCTGTCAGGCTCCCGCTGATCCCTCCAAATCACCGTGCCCCCGGCATGATCGCAAGTAAGAAACCTATCGTCACAATGACTGACAGAACTGTTCGCCAAAGCGACGGCGGCAACCATCGGCCAATCATCACTGAGGGTGAATCGCGTCTTCATACGGAGTAATATCCTTCATCTTCAAGTAAACGAACACCGGTTGAATCTCATCGTCGGCAACGATCCACAGGTAATCCTTCACCAGTTGGATGCACTCATGGAGGTCGCAGTTCAACTGGCCCTTGTTCAGAGGCGCCGTCGAAGCGGCGGAGATGTTCGCGGTGATCTCATGGAACTGAATCAACGTCTCACGGTTCTGCACAATCGTCTCAGCCAACAGCACACGATGAGCCGCGTAATCGGGCAGCTCCTCCGTGAAGACGAGGGCCAAGCCCTGAGTGACTTTCGAACCTGCCATGATCAATGCCTTTCAGTAGTGTCGATCCAAACTGTAACCGGGAACGCTTCACGAGGGGCGACCTTGCAAGGACGATCCTCGTTAAGAGACAGTATACCCCTGTTGGACTCGATATTGAGGTGCCTGTCGTGAACGGCCCAGTTCTCAAACCATTGGCCGCAATGCTCGCACCTTATCAGCGCCTTGTTCATCCTGAAGCGCTCCGAGTGCAATGACTTGGTCATGACATTCTCCTTTCAGTAGGACCAAGTGAAACGGTACAGCAAATACTTCGAGTCAACAACCATACCGAGCACATCGTAAACAGGGACGAAAGCAATCTCGAGGTTGGCGTGAGCAAGATCGGCATCCAACGCAAGTGAGGTGATACGACGCCAAATGCGCGTGTCAGCCAACGCATACTCGTAGTAATCGTCCCACTCATCGGGCAGTTCCAACGGCTCAATGAAGCTGACGCCGCAATCATCGGAGACCTTGTGCAGGACCCAGGGCTCGCCGGTATGCGGGGCGTGAATGTGATAGACGGCGCCGAGTTCAGGGGTCTCGAGGGTGGGGTCCTCTGCTCGGTAGATAGTGTTACTCATCGGTAGCTCCTTCCTGC